AAGAGAAGCTAGCAGAAATAGAAGGAGTTAAACCTACATCAGATAAAGAATATCAATTTAATATTTTAGAAATGCATGTTGATTTAGATTTAACTGAATATGAAGAGACAGATACACAAAAAGAAAAAAATATTAAAGTTCCTTATATTGTAAGTATAGATGAAGGTTCACAAGAAATTTTATCTATTTATAGAAATTTTGAACCAGATGATGAGTTGAAAAAAAGAAAAGATTATTTTGTTCATTACAAATTTTTACCAGGTTTAGGTTTTTACGGCTTCGGTTTAATACACATGATTGGCGGTTTATCACGAACAGCTACTTCTGCACTAAGACAATTACTTGATGCAGGTACTTTAGCTAATTTACCAGCAGGTTTTAAATCTAGAGGTATAAGAATTAGAGATGATGACCAGCCTTTTCAACCTGGAGAGTTTAGAGACGTAGATGCACCAGGTGGAAATATTAAAGATCAATTTCAAATTTTACCTTTCAAAGAACCAAGTCCAACTTTATTTCAACTTTTAGGTTTTGTTGTTCAAGCAGGACAGCGTTTTGCATCAATTACAGATATGGCAATTGGTGATGGTAACCAACAAGCAGCTGTTGGAACAACTATTGCACTTTTAGAACGTGGTTCTAGAGTCATGTCGGCAATACATAAGCGATGTTATTATGCAATGAAACAAGAATTTCAAATTTTAGCTGGAGTTTTTGCTGATTACTTACCTCCTGTGTATCCCTATTCTGTTTATAATGCAGATCGCATGATAAAATTACAAGATTTTGATGATAGAGTTGATGTAATTCCAGTTGCAGATCCAAATATTTTTTCAATGTCACAAAGAGTGACACTTGCAAATGAAAATTTGAAGATTGCTTTGTCTGCTCCGCAATTACATAATCTTAGAGAGGCGTATAGAAGAGTGTATGAGGCCTTAGGAACAAGACAAATAGATGATATATTGTTGCCACAAATAGATCCAAGACCAGAAGATCCAGCAACTGAAAATGCAAAAGCTCTGAGAATGGAATTATTAAAAGCTTTTCCTGATCAAGATCATATTTCTCATATAACTGCCCATGCAATTTTTATGCAAAGTAGAATGGTTCAACTTAATCCTATGGTTTATGCCTTATTACAAGGGCATATTTCGGATCACATTGCTTTTCAAGCACATGGAGAAGTTGGGGCAGCGATGTCCGAGAACCCACAAATGGTTTTAATGCAACAACAAGATCCAACTACGTTTGAAACTCAATTTAATTCAGCTGTGGCGAAAAGAATTGTTGAGCTTACACAGAATTTAGTCGGTGCTGAGGGTGGTCAACAGCAGGATCCATTAGTTACACTCAAACAAAGGGAGTTAGATTTAAAAGCTCTTGATATTCAGAGAAGAGCACAAGAGTCTATAATGGATATGGAAAGAAAACAAGACGAATTTGAAGATAAAATTGATGTTGAAAAAATGAAAATTGAAAGTTCTGAGGAACAATCTGCAAAAAGATTACAAGTTGCAAGAGATAAATTAAAATTGGCAGCTTTGAAGCAAAGCACATTCACAGTTAAGAAGCAATAATGCTTAATAAAAAAGTTTTTTCTCTGCAAGGATTAAAGATTCCTAAATTAAATCCTATAAAACCACTACAATTCAGAAAAAATTTAAAAATTCCTAAAATAAAATTAAAAATCTCTGGTGTTCGATACGGACCACCACCAAAATCTGGGCCAAATCCTCAAGGTTTGAATTTTTCTAGACAAATTGGATCTTCTGGTGTATTTAAGAGTTATGGTAATCGTAAAACACTAAATAAACGTTTTAAATTTAAAAATAAATAATAAATTAGGAGAATAATATGTTACCCGCTCTACAAATTGTTGCCCCTTTGGCTAAAATGCTTTTTTCCACAGTAGATAAAGCGGTTACAGACAAAGATTTAGCAGCAAAATTGAAAGCTGAACTACAAATAAAATTAATGGAGACATCTGCGCAAGAAGTAAAAGCAGCTGCATCCATTATAGAGGCTGAAGCTAAATCAAATTGGTACGTTTCTGGGTGGAGACCAACGTTGATGTATGTTTTAATTTTTATTTTAGTGTGGAACTATATTTTAGGACCTTTTATGATGCTTTTATTTAAAGCACAAATAACTTTTACATTACCTGGTGACGTTTGGACGTTACTCACAGTTGGTTTGGGTGGATACACCATAGGTAGGTCAGCAGAATCTGTTGCACGAACAATGTCAAATAAACCAATAAACAATAATAACGAATCAAGGGAACACTAGAAAAACTTAATGAAAGTTTTTGTAACTGGTGCAGCTGGTTTTTTAGGTTCGCATATATGTGAACGATTGGAAGCGCAAGGGCACACCGTTTTTGGTGTAGATAATTTAATTGGTGGAGATAAAAGCAACATTTCTTTTTTAAAAAATTTTAATGAGGCTGATTGTTGCGATCTTAACGCAATGTACAATTCCATGCTTGGTTGTGATGTTGTTTATCATTGTGCTGCAACTGCACACGAAGGGCTTTCAGTATTTTCTCCGCATTTAATTACTAAAAATAATTATATGGCTTCTGTTGGTGTTATAACAGCAGCGATAAAAGCAAATGTAAAAAGAATAATTTATTGTTCCTCAATGGCAAGATATGGTTCACAAGGAACACCCTTTAAAGAGGAGATGAAACCAATGCCTGTAGATCCATATGGTATATCTAAAGTAGCAGGAGAAGAGGTTTTAAAATGTTTGTGTAACACACATGAAGTAGAATGGGTCATTGCTGTGCCCCATAACATTATAGGTCCAAAACAAAAGTATGACGATCCTTTTAGAAATGTTGTGTCAATTTTTTTAAATCGTATGTTACAAAATAAACCTCCTATAATTTATGGTGATGGTAAACAGATTCGTTGCTTTAGCTACGTAGATGATTGTTTAAGTGCTTTATTAAAAATGTTAGATGAACCAACTGTAGTAAATCAAATTATAAATATAGGTCCAGACGAAGAATTTGTAACAGTAAGAGAGGTTGCAAATTTATGTGCTAATGTAACAAAATATAATGGTGCGTTTGTTTATGCCCCAGATAGACCAAGAGAAGTTAAAAATGCTGTTTGTTCGTCAGCTAAAGTTAGAAAATTGTTAGATTATAAAACTACAGTTTCATTAAAAGAAGCAATCGAAAAGACTTGTGATTATATTAAACAACAGGGTCCTAAGAATTTTAAATATTATTTGGATATAGAAATAAATAATGCTAAAACACCTGCAACATGGAAAAATCAAATGATTTAATTTATAGCATTAATGTTCAAACAAAAAAATTAACTGATTTTTGTTATGCTTATAATTGTTGGAATACATCGGATATAAATGAACACTTACCTACATTAAAAAAATATGCTGATGAGTGCGATCATGTTACAGAATTTGGAGTTAGAACTGGTGTTAGCACTTGGGCTTGGCTTGCTTCAAAAGCCTCAACAATTAGATCGTACGACATTGAGGACGTATCAAAATATATTGTAACACATTTTAAATCTGCAAATGAAAAAGAAAAAGATTTTTCTTTTAAACAAATTAGCACATTAGATAGTTCATTAATTATAGAGCCAACAGATTTATTATTTATAGATACAGATCATACTTACGATCAATGCTCAAAGGAGTTAAAAAAACATTCTAATAAGGTAAAAAAATATATAATATTTCACGACACAGTTTTATTTGGGCCTAATCAATTACTAAAAGCCATTGATGAATTTATTTTAGAAAATTCAAATTGGATTCGTCATGAGGTATATTCAAATAACAACGGTCTTACAGTTCTAAAAAAGTTATGACTGTTTTCTGTTTAGTTAGCTCAAAACAAACAGAGGACTACACAAGAGTTTGTTTAGATACTTTTTTTAAACATACTCCAATAAAGAAAGAGGATATTTTCGTTTTTATAAATAATGATGGCACAAGAATATTTATGAATGAAAACTATCCTATTCATAATTACACAAATAATGAAAAACCAATGGGTTGGGCAGAAAATTTTAATCAAGGTTTAAAAATAGCAAAAGACTATAAAGCTGATTTTGTTTTGATTACAAATGATATTGCATTTACTAGAGGTTGGTATGAACCTATATGTCAAAAAAATGATTCAATTATTATACCGTGTTGTAATATAAACGTTAACTATGATGCACTTAATTTTAAGACAAGATTTGTTATGAAATTAGAAGATTATTTACCTAATGTAGAACAATTAGATGCTTTTGTTAGATTTCAAAGAGGAGCATATTTATTTAATGAGCTTTACGAAAGAATTTTTACGCAAACATATTTGGCTAGGATACCTTTCAATGTGCACAATGAGGTAGGATATTTTGACGAAACTTTTTCAAACTGTGGAGGGGAGGATATGGATTTTAGAATACGATGTGCAATTAAAGGTTTTAAAACTTTAATAGCGTTTCATTCTTACGTAATTCATTTTCACGGGAAATCATCATGGGATGGATTTGAATCTAAAGAAGAAGAAAAAATAAGACGAGAAAAATATTTACAAAAA